CAAAAGTCACACTAGGTGAAGCCAGATCCAAATTCCAACAGATTGCAGGGCCACAAGGAGGCGGTGGTCTAAACGGTGATGCTCTCAAGACTGAAGGCATCAACGAAATGGCCAGTTTAGAGCAAGAAATAGGCAACTACGCCGAAGGTGGCACACCACTTTCATTCAGAATTGGCTAAGAAAGCCTACCCACAGAAATAATGCTTTAATATTTTAGAATGGTAAATATACGTGTTCAATGAAAAACGTATACTTCACATACTGTAATGGAGCAGGCGGCGAAGCCCTAGGGGCGGCAATTAACGGCTTAGCAAACAATAAATGGATTGATATTTGGAACGATGGCAGAGCCATTATTCCTAGATATAGACCGGCGAAGGTACCTGACCATGATGGAGCATATAGATATACGATTGATAGTTGGGGTTTGGTGCCAATCTCCTCCACGTGGCTAGAGTTTCCGAATCATCGTCTAGCAAAAGCCCCAGACAAAGTAATCATGTTGGTTAACCCAGACATAGATATGAGTATAAAAAAACGTATTATTAAACACCCTCGAAGATGTTACACTGGACATAAATTCATAGATAAAAAAATTGCCAAATATGTTGAATCTCATTACCACCATTTTAATGCACCCCCATATGAACAAAGAGACATGGATGCATGTATGAGTGATTTGAGAAGTGTCTATTACCACACACGAGAAAGACTTGAAGATCGAATTCATGAATGGTATAATAGAACGCATGATAGACTAAAGCGTGAAAACATTCCTTATATCCAAATTAATAGCAACATGGTTAGCAGTGAGGAAATTGTTGATGCTATAAAGCAATGTCAGGAGTTTATGGGGTGGAGTCATCCAATCACTGAAGAAGCCATGGCGTGGATTAGAGAATATGCCACAAAAAATTACGAAACTTTAAAACTCACAACTGATTGGGAATATCGAAAAACAAAATAGACTAGAAGTAATCTTGTCTACTGCCTTTCCTTTTAGTGTCTAAACTTACACAGTGGAAGTTAATTAAGCAGGTGTGTAGTATTCATAATATTTTTTAATCCGTGCAACATCTTCTGCTGTCTGCATTGCTATAAGTTCGTTTGCAAAAATTAATATTACGTTTAATTCTAGTGCTTTTTCTAATATAAATTTTCTTCTTTCCAACGAATCGGGAAGACTGTAGATACTGTTCATCACTATACCTGTAGGTTTCTGCTCGATGTAGTGTTCTAATATAGGCATCCAATCGAGGCCCTCGTTTTCAAATTGGTAGCCGACTGTACGTATTCCTATTTCAGCACAATATTCATCTATGATACTTCTCTGAAAACGTTGTGGAATCTTGACATCAAATTTGGTGTTGTTTCCAACATACCCCACATACCTACCATCCTTTGGTACATTCTGAACTTCCCCATAGTCACCGGGCAACTTAAAAAATCCTCCTGGCAATCGATTGCCATGCGGTTCTCCCTTAGGAAGTAAATGCCAATCTATTGCTAATCTACATTTTCCAGTGGTGTTGTTAACATTTCCGTGTATGTGTTCTTGATGGAATAAGTGGGCTTGACCAGGATTCAACTTGACCGGGTAAGCATACTCAAGACATCTTTCTTCAAACTGTTCTAATGAATATTTTTTATCTATTGTCTCNTGAGTGATTGTCTTNCTCTCGTTATGATCTATCACATACATNGAATTAGAATCATNAGCAGGAGTAATCGGCATCCATATCGTCCGCATTCCAGTTCCGTTACTATACCATTTTCCTTGATGGAATGGAAGCCTACGCTTTAAAGCAACCTGATTTGGTACAACCAAGTTCAATGTGGGTTGCCTTTTTATCAAGTAGTCCGTGGTACCAAGTAGTTTAAAACTGTACTCTTCTGCAAAGTCTTCAAATCTTTTTTGATAGACAACATCTTTGAAAGAGTTCTGGACAAATTCCTGTATTTCCCAAGCCTCTTCTGGAGTGATCAATTCGTTTATCGTTGTCATGTCTTTTACACGAGGGTTGATCTGTTGAATTGTTTCTAGAATCCATTCATGCCATGGATATTTCTTAAGATCATAATCTAAGGTTTTGTTTTGCCAATTTTCTAGCATGTATCATCAATTATAATAAATTAATCAGATGAAGTCAACCGGTAGACTTTTGATCTAAAATATTTTATAATAAGTCATGCTGATAGGATTATGCGGTTTGATAGGGTCAGGTAAAGGCACTGTTGCTGATATACTGGTTGAAAAACACAACTTCCAAAAAATTAGTTTTGCAGACAAACTGAAAGATGGTGTGGCTTCTGTATTTGATTGGCCGCGAGACTTGCTGGAAGGCAACACTGCAGAAGGTCGCAATTGGAGAGAACAACCAGATACATTTTGGACTGGTGAACTAAAACAAGAGATTACACCAAGATATGTTTTACAAGTGTTTGGCACAGAATGTATGCGACACGGATTTTTTGATGGTATCTGGGTGAGCCTAGTTAAACAAAAAATTATAGACAATCCCACACAGCATTGGGTGATTCCAGATGTGCGTTTTCCTAACGAAGTCAAAATGATTAAAACACTCAAAGGACAGATGATGCTTGTCAAAAGAGGACAAGATCCTCAATGGTTTACCGATTACAAGGACAAGAATATTGAACCTACTGACACTCATGCATCTGAATGGGCATGGGCAAACACTGCGTTTGACCGTACAATTGTTAACAATGCAACTCTAAAAGATCTACACCAGCAGGTTGAAATATCTATGAAATTGACTCTGATGCCAGCGATGTTGTTTTAGCGATCAGCAGTTAAGCCGCCTTGGCGCCAACCTTGTTTTTTGGCATGCATCAATCTATTACAATTAGCACACACAGTTTTTAAGTTTGTGGGTGAATTGTTATTCATGTTTGCATCTACATAATATACATCCAATTGATGCGGATGCTGGGCAGTGAAGCCACACATTTCACATGACTTGCCTTTGGTGTAACCTGCACGTTGCCACGCTGGTGTTGTGATGTGTGATGTGTTTGTTTTTCTTATACAAGAATCACATTTCTTTCTGTAGTAAATTTTATCGCCACGTCTATAATTGTATGCCGCAGGCTTGCTGTTGCATTCTTGACACAATGGTCTGTTTTTATTTGTTCCATTAAGCACGTACATATTTATACACACCTTTTCAGCACTCTTTAAAATGATTGTAATAATCAGTCCATTGTGGTAAATATTTGACAACAAGGAGTAAACGAAAAATGGCTTTAATATCACCAGGAGTAGAGGTTACCGTAGTAGACGAAAGTTTCTATGTGCCAGGTATCCCAGGAGCAGTACCACTAGTAGTAGTTGCAACTGCCCAAAACAAAACATCAGGCACAGGCACAGGCACAGCGGCCGGAACGCTGAGCACAAATGCGAATCAAATATTTTTAGTTTCATCACAAAGAGAACTAACTCAAACCTTTGGTAATCCAACATTCTATACAGATGCATCTGGAACGCCAATCCAAGGTTATGAATTAAATGAATACGGTCTCCAGGCCGCTTACTCCTTCCTGGGCATCGCAAACAGAGCCTTTGTGATCAGAGCCAACATTGATACATCACAACTAACTGGATCAGCAGATGCACCTGGTGGCAGACCTGATGACGGTTTTTATTGGTTAGATCTTGCAAGTTCATCATTCGGAATCAAAGAATGGAACGAAAATTCACAATCATTCACAGTAGTAACTCCAAAGTTTGTTACTGACACAGACTTTGTCACAGGCACTGCACCAATTACTGGTTTCGGTTCCATCGGTGACTATGCTGTGGTAGCAACAAATCCATTCAATAGATTATATTACAAAACTAGATCCAATACATGGGTACAAGTAGGATCAGCCGGCAGTGCAACTAAAGATGCTTCTTGGGCATCAGCACACCCTATCGTTACTGGCACAGTATCTAATCCGGCACTGACAGCATCAGAAACAGTTGCTATTAACGGATCCGCTGTGGTACTATCAGGCACTACTGTGGTATCATTCGCCGCAGATATTATTGCCGCAGGTATAGAAGGCGTTAGTGCGGCATCAGTTGATGGTAGACTAGAAATATACGCAATACCTGTTGCATCAGATGATGACTCATCTACTCTAGGCCTTGCATCAGTAACACTTGAAGATACAAGTGGTACACCATTTGCAGATTGCGGAATTGCTGATGGCGAGTCTAACAGATATCATGCACCAAAAGTATTCTTAGGCACACACACAGAAGATCATGGGTTCAGAACATCAGATGATGCCCCTAAGCCAACTGGTTCTGTGTTTATACAGACGACTGAGCCAAACGGTGGAGCATCAATTTCATTAAAGAAATATTCAGAGACAGGAGGATTATTTGAAACACAACCAACTCCTGTGTTTAAAACACAAGAACAAGCACTTCAACAGTTAGACAGAGCAGGTGGTGGTATTAATCTTACAGTTAATGACACATTTGTTCAAGTCAACACTGGTGAATCTGAGTGGGACGATTCAACTCGTGACTCAGGTGAAGTGATCGACTTCGTAACATTCAAAAGGAACGCAGGCATCGGAGCGGCAACACAGATTGTTTCAAACAAGATTACAACTAAATCTGCGGCAGGTTTTTCAACTGGTGACACAATTAGAATGGCAGAGACTGTCAGAAACTCTACTGTTACAACTGCTACATCATCATCACTTTTAAATCAAAAGACTGTTACATTAGCAGGTGAAGACGCTGACGACTTTGTTGCGGCAATATCAGCCGCTGGTTTTGATCATGTGTCAGCATCATATGATGCCACATCAAAAAGAATTACTCTGTCACACGCATTAGGTGGTCAGATTTACTTCTCAGATGTTACTGGTGGCGCAATGGCTGACTTAGGTTATAATGCCACTTATGCAAACACATATGGTGACAACACAAGTGTCACAGCAGAAAAAATTGCTAATCTTTATGTTGCACCAGCAGGTGACAAAGATGACTATTCAACTACTTTCTTAGATGATGGTTCATCCACAGCAGACGAGGCTTCAAGAACGTTTAGTTTTGTAGCATCAAACTGGATCGCAGTNCAAAATAATCCAGTNAATCCAGCAACAACTTACACAGCAATTCAATCATCATCAGAGCCAACAAAAGACCCAGCAGACGGACAATATTGGTATGCTACAGGCGTTGATGAAGTTGATATCTTAATTCATAACGGTAGTAGTTTTACAGGTTACCAAAACGTAACTTCAGATGCTAGAGGATTTAATCTTTCAAACACTGATCCAAATGGTCCACAAATTAGTGCAACAGAGCCAACTACACAATCAGATGGCACAGCATTAGTTGATGGCGATCTTTGGATTGACTCTTCAGATTTAGAAAACTATCCAAAAATATACAGATATGATTCATCACAAAACGATGGACAACAGTTTGTGTTAATAGATAGCACCGATCAAACATCACAAGATGGCGTACTGTTTGCAGACTTTAGATTCCACTCAAGTGGTTCACTAGACGTTGTAAGCAAAGAAACACTGATCACAGACTTATTAACATCATCATACACAGATATCGATGCACCAGAAGCCGCTTTATATCCAAAAGGTATGCTTGGCTTTAACCTAAGACGTACAGGTTACAATGTAAAAGAGTTTAGAAAACAGTATTTCTCAAGAATAAACTTTTCAAGCACAGTAACTTATCCAACACTTCCAACAGAAAAAGATGCTTGGGTAACTGTGTCAGGACTTAAAACAGATGGTTCACCATACATGGGCAGAAAAGCACAAAGGAATCTTATTGTGGAGCAACTAAAATCAACAGTTGAATCAACACAAGAACTTAGAGAAGAGCAACGTGAGTTTAACTTACTTGCGGCTCCAGGCTATCCAGAACTAATCAGCAACTTGGAAACACTAAACTCAGACAGAAAAGAAACTGCTTTTGTACTTGGTGACACTCCATTCAGATTAGAGCCAAACTCTACTGCAATTACAAACTATGCAAATAACACAGCAGGGGCAGCCGACAACGGCGAAGATGGTTTGTTATCATCGAACTCATTTACTGGTGTGTATTATCCATCAGGATTTACAACATCACTTACAGGTGAGTCAGTTGCTGTTCCGCCTTCACACATGATGATGAGAACTATTGCGTTTAACGATCAAGTGGCATTTCCATGGTTTGCTCCAGCAGGTGTAAGACGTGGTGCTATTGATAATGCTTCTTCCGTAGGATTCATCAACAACGAAGGTGAGTTTGAAACAACTGCGGTATCAGAGGGATTAAGAGATGCATGTTACAGTGTTAATATCAATCCTATTTCTTTTGTAACAGGAGCAGGTTTAGTTGCATTTGGACAAAAGACCAGACAACTATCACTGTCAGCAACAGATAGAATTAATGTTGCAAGACTGGTAGCATTTGTTAGATTAAACTTAGACAAAATTGCAAGACCGTTTATCTTTGAACCAAATGATGCACTAACAAGAAATGAAATCAAACAAGCAATTGAATCATTCATGTTAGAACTATCTGCACAAAGAGCGTTGAATGACTTTGCAGTTGTGTGTGACGAATCAAACAACACTGCGGCAAGGATAGACAGAAATGAACTGTATGTAGACATTGCAATTGAACCAATCAAATCAGTTGAGTTTATCTTTATACCAGTTAGATTAAAGAACACAGGAGAAATTGCATCAGGCCTTTAAAGGTTTGAGTTGAGCAAAAAATAATTGAATAGTAAATATTCATACTAGGAGAATAAAAAAATGGCAGTATCAACACTATCAAAATTTACAGTACCACTAGCGAGTGATCAATCATCAGGCTCACAAGGCTTGTTGATGCCAAAACTACAATATCGCTTTAGAGTGATACTTGAAAATTTTGGAATATCTACTCCTAGATCTGAAATTACTAAACAAGTTGTAGACGTAACTCGTCCAAACATCACTTTCGATCAAATCACACTTGAAGCATACAACTCAAGAGTGTATATGGCTGGTAAACACACATGGGATCCAATCACACTGAACGTAAGAGATGATGTAAACAATGAAGTTGCAAAACTTACTGGCGAACAGTTACAGAAACAGTTTGATTTCTTTGAACAATCAAGTGCGGCATCCGGTTCGGACTATAAGTTTACTTCAAGAGTTGAAATACTTGACGGTGGCAATGGTGCAAACACACCAACTACACTAGAAACATTCGAACTATACGGCTGTTACTTAGATAACGTACAGTATGGTACACTTGCTTATGCAACATCAGAGCCTGTACAGATTACAATGTCAATTAGATATGACAATGCAATCCAAACTCCAAGAGGCACAGGCATAGGATCAGCAGTAGCAAGAACAGTTAACACAGCGGCCACAGGCGGCGGTATTTAATTTAACGTTTTAAATTTTTTTTAAAAAGCGTCTTTTATAGGCGCTTTTTTTATGACAATAAATATTGTAAATGGCAAACTGGCGTTCTAATTTTCTAAAACAATTAGTAGGAGGAGACATCCTCAAAGATTATCAACACGCCGCACGTTTATACACTGATGACGTATTTCGTTTAGCGCCTAAGAATCAATTTTTATATCATGTGGTGTTCACTATCAATCCAGCCGCGGCTGGTAACTCGATGAGCGGTACAGAAACTATCGAACTGGGCATGATTGTAAAAAGTTGTGACTTGCCATCATATCAATTTAATGTAGAACTTAAAAATCAATACAACTTTAAAAACTATTCACAAACTGGTATCACATATCAACCTGTACAAATAGAATTGCATGATGACATGGGTGATATAGCCACAGCATTTTTTAAATCATATTATCAACATTACATTGTCGACACAAACAGACAAGAAGGTGCGTACACTTCACAGGGTTATGGTGCAATTGCACAAAACAGATGGGGTAGAGACACTGGAAACAATGAACCTTTCTTTACAACCATATCAATATTTCAATTAGGCAGAAAAAGATTTACAGAATACAAAATGATGAATCCTGTTGTAAATGATTGGTCCAACGGCAACATGGCACAAGAAGCCGGCACAGGATTAAACAGTCATCGTTTTTCTATATCATACTCGGGAGTATTGATACAAAATGGTGCTGTGGGTGCTGATCCACAAGGATTTTCAACCTTCCATTATGATCGATCGCCATCTCCTAACAGAAGTGGCGGTGATTCAATATTCGGAGCATTAACAGGAGCAACGCAAACTGTAAGTTTACTGAAAGGTGGCAACATACTTGGAGCCGCACTTTCAGCCGCAACAACATATGAAAAGATCAAATCAGGCAGAGCCACCAGAGGCGCACAAGAAGAAATTATTGGGGTGGCCAAAGATGCTGTGAGAGCAGGATATAACAATTTAGGTGCCACATCCAAACCTGGAGTTGTGTTTCCTAACAATATAAGAAAAAAATCAGAAAGTGCAAAAATTAGATCTAAGCAGTATGGCACAGTGACCGCAAACAAACCTGCAAAATATAAAGAGGTTAACGGTGAAATAGTTTTATCACCTTCTCAAGTATCTGTATTTTTAGCAGGTAACAATAATGCAAACACCAAAGTTGCAAAATATGTTTCTTTCAAAAACGATAAACAGATTGACGTAAATGATATCGAAACTGAATGGACAAAATTAAGCACAACAGAAAAACAGACATATCTAGACAGTGCGGCAAATGATGCAAAAAAATTAACACAAGACGGTGTGATTGATTACACTGTTGACAAAGACACATACAACAAAATAGTGGAGACAGCATAATGGCATACGCATCTAATTCATCTTCAAGTGGATCTAATGGTGCTCAACTTATCAGTAATCTTGGTGTTAATCCAGCCACTGATAGTAGAGCCATTGTCGAATTCTTAGAAGGCATTACTGATGAACGTTTAGAATTTAACGCATCTGAATATGATGCAGTCATTGGATTTTTTACCGGCAAAGGGTACACTGATCAAGCCGCTCAATCATTGAGTTATATATTGTTAAGACAATCAAAAATAGACAATGTACCAATTTTCCAAGTGTTAGATTCTTTACGTCCATCAACACCAATTGTGCTATCTCAATTAGTTGCTGAAATTTTAAATGCAAAAAGATACAAAACTTCTGTGCTTGGATACAAATCAGCACGTTCTACAGTGGATCACATCAGTCGTAACATAAAGGCTTAACATGAATAGATGGTCACAAGGACTGTATAAGCCTGCTAATCCAGACAAGTATATTGGGAAGAAAACTCCGAGATATAGATCTTCTTGGGAGTGGGCATTTATGAGATTTTGTGATAACAATCCAGGTATCGTAAATTGGGCATCAGAATCAATACAGATTCCTTATCGCAATCCACTAACAGGAAAGAACACAATATATGTGCCAGACTTTCTTGTGGTGTATGACAGTGCTAAGAAACAGCGGGTAGCCGAATTAATCGAAGTTAAACCAAACAATCAAGCCAAGTTTGAATCTGTGGGCAAGAACAGACAGAACCAAGCCGCATACATAGTTAATCGTGCCAAATGGGAAGCCGCAAACAAATGGGCCAAAGGCAAAGGCATTCGTTTTCGTGTAATTACTGAGTCTGATATCTTTAAATAGACTGCATGACTAAAAAATTAGAAGAAATGTTTGACTTAGAACCAACTGACACTGCTGAATCAATGGGCGAGAAATTACAAAAAGAGCAGGAAAGCAAAGACGATGTAGAAGCATTGGATTTAATACAACAAAAAGTTGGACTAGACAAAATAGATGCCGCTCTGCCGCAGGTCGACGGTTTACAAGATGATAACGAAATAGACAAGTACGCTGAAGAATCCTTTCAAACTTACAAAGATCTAATGGATTTAGGCATGAACATAGAACCAAGATTAGCAGGCAGAATAATGGAAGTTGCTTCATCAATGATGCAAAATGCCATCAGTGCTAAGAATACCAAGATAGATAAGAAGTTAAAAATGATTGAATTACAGTTAAAAAAAGCAAAATTAGATCAAAATACCGGCGATGACGAAGTAGTGACTGGCACTGGCTCTGTGTTAGCAGATCGTAATGAATTGATAAAACAGATACTTGCTAATAGCAAAGACGATAAATAAAACGCAATGAAAACATTTAAAGAATTTTTATCAGAATCAAACAAAGTTTACGCAGTTAGAATTAAGATTGCTGGCGATCTGCCAGAAGCATTTGATGCCGGTCTTAAAGATTGCATGTCCAAGTATGAAACAATTAGTGTTAAAAAAGTTGGTGCAACACCAATACAAGAACACCCACATGAATTTCCAAGACTCAAAAATCAAGAAGTAACAATTTATGATGTGGAATGTTCTTACCCGGTTGGTTTCCAAATGCTAGAGCAAGTACTGGCAGANAAATTTGGTATGGCACAGGATCATATCAAAGTTAAGCACCCAACTGATCAAACAGAAATACCAGTCGAAACACCAGATGCGGCAAGATTANATGATTTAGAATTNAAAGACGCACCNGATGCAGTGGGAACATTGTTTGGTGATGAGTACAACATGAATATGTTCAAAGAATTAATGAAAACACGCAACGAAGATGTTAAGCCAGAAGGTGCAAAAGGCGAAGCATACACAATGCCAGAAGATGACAAGAACAAAAGTCCTATACACACAGGAACTGGTATTGAAAACGGATCAGCATCTTCACTTCCAAAGAAGTAAAAATAATCTACTGTAAATATTGTTATGGCACAGAGTCTACAAGGTAATCTCACCAAAAAAGCACACTCTAAGGTAAAGTTTTCCAACGAACAGATCCTTGAATTGAATAAGTGCATGAACCCTAAGACAGGGCCAATTTATTTTATGAAGAACTATTGTATGATTCAACATCCTACCAAAGGATCAATGGCATTTGAAATGTTTAAGTATCAAGAAGGTCTAGTAGAAACGTATCATAATAATAGATTTGCTATTGCAATGTTACCAAGACAAACAGGCAAAACAACATGTGCGGCCGCTTATCTTGTTTGGTATGCAATGTTTGTGCCAGACTCACAGATACTGATTGCGGCTCATAAATTTACAGGCGCACAAGATATCATGAACAGAGTAAGATTTACATATGAAGCACTGCCTGATTTTATAAGAGCAGGTGCCTATTCATACAACAGAAACACACTGGAGTTTGATAATGGCTCACGTATAAAAGCAACCACTACAACAGAAAATACTGGTAGAGGTATGTCACTGTCTGTGATATACTGTGATGAGTTTGCATTTGTTAATCCTCCAAACAAAGCCAGAGAGTTTTGGACATCACTTGCTCCAACACTAGCAACAGGCGGAAAATGTATTATAACTTCCACACCCAATTCAGATGAAGATCAATTTGCACTCATATGGAAAGAAGCAAACAAGAAACAAGATGAATATGGCAATGAATTAGCAGTAGGCAAAAACGGATTTGCGGCATTCCGTGCATCTTGGCAAGAACATCCAGACAGAACAGAAAAATGGGCAAAAGAGGAACGTGCAAGAATTGGCGAAGAAAGATTTAGAAGAGAACATGACTGTGAATTTTTAATTTACGATGAAACTCTTATAAAACCAATCAAACTTGCTGAACTAGAAGGCATAGATCCACAAGAAAGACATGGACATGTACGATGGTATGACACAGTAAAGAAAAACAAAGCGTATTTGGTTGCCCTAGACCCATCATTAGGCACTGGTGGCGACAATGCCGCAATTCAAGTATATCAAGTGCCGGAAATGAAACAGGTTGCAGAGTGGCAACACAATGCAACTCCTATACAAGGCCAAATTAGAATCTTGAAACAGATACTAGAGCAGATTGTCGAGAAAACAAATGAACCTACAAGCATATATTACTCCATAGAAAACAACACTCTAGGTGAAGCAGGACTTGTAGCGATATCAGATATAGGCGAAGAAAACATTCCTGGTGTGCTACTAAGTGAAACTGTAAGGAAAGGGCATGTAAGAGCATTTAGAAAAGGATACAACACAACACATAACAGCAAAATGGCCGCATGTGCAAAACTTAAACAGATGGTTGAAACCGATGCACTTACAATTAAAAGTAAAAATCTTGTTTCAGAACTTAAAAACTTTGTGGCNGCAGGCAATACATTTAAAGCCAAACCCGGTGAAAATGACGATTTAGTCATGAGTACTATACTGATTGTGCGTATGGCAGGCACTATAGCCGCTTGGGATCAGAAAGTTTTTGAAAGATTACGTGATTCTGATACAGAAATGACCATGCCTATGCCTATATTCATATCTTCATCTTAATAAACACAATAAATACAGCGATGGATCTTACACTTATAGCAAACGATCTCTTTGATGAGATCAAATCACGTTACGCAAACATTACTTTAGGTGATGAAAATGCGTCAACCACAGTAAATCCTGATGAAGCACGTTTTTTCAAGTTCAACTGGAACGAGAATCCTGTGTCTATTGCTATAGATGAAGAAAATTTAAGACTCATTTATAACAAAAATATTACAGATTCAGTCGATGAAACAGAAGAGCAGAATTGGTATAATTTTGCACGTACAATGAAAGAATTTGCAGTGGCACATAACCTAGGATTTAAGCCACAAGACATTGAAAAATTAGATCTAGAACAAGGGGACTTCGAATTCCTATCTCAAGTAAATACAGTACAGGAAAGCAACATGCACGGAACATCAAAAACATCTTACAATAAATTAGACAAAACAAGAATGATTATTAGACACTCTAAGCCAGTGGATGAATCAGTGCTAGGTGCACGATCAAGAAACATTGATGTAATATTCATAGAAAACGCACAAGGAGAAAGATTTCGTTTTCCTTACAATTATCTCCAAGGTGCAAGAGCAATGCAGATGCATGTAGCAAAAGGTGGTAATCCATATGATGCAATTGGTGAATCGATTGTGCAAAAAGTTGAAGAAATTGCCAATCTTAGAAAGTTTACGAACTACGCTGTGCGACAAGGTATGATTGATGAAAATTCAGAACCATATCTAGAAGCGGCAAACAGCAAAATTAAAGCCGCCAAGTCAACACTGCATAAACTTGCAGGACAAAAATCGTATGAAAATGCAATAAGTTTGTTAGATACAGATGTAACAGAAGTATCAGACACACACATCGACGAATTAACAAAAATGTTTACTAAAGAAACATTTGATGATTCAATTCTTAGTGCTTTCAAATTGCTTCCAGAATTTAAAAAAGATGATGAAGATGATGACAGAACAGAGATAATGAAACAAGGCGATACTGCTTCAAGATTTATGCCATACGTAAATGACTTCCTAAACAATGCGGATTCAAGATTAATACTTAAAAAAGATGACTCATACGATTCTTTTCAAAACAATCTAAGAAGACAGCAGAAAGACACAGAAGCAAAACTTGGTACTATTATGAGAGATATTGCAGGAAGATTCCTTTCAGCCAATCCAGAAGATGATGCAATTGCAAATTTTGCCTCCGACATGGAACAGCAACTATCAATGAGTGGCGAATTGTTTGCAAAACCAAATCCACAGATGAAAGCACTCAAAGGCACAGCAATTAAACTTGCAAACAAATATCTGACAGATATGAAAAAGATTGCGGCTGACGACGACTACAAAGACGAAGTAAGAAAATCACCAGAAGATATAAAAGCATTCAAGAACATTAAAGGCAAAGATATAGAAAAAGGCAAATTAGCAACACAATACAAGAGAAAATACAAAGATGAGTCCGAGCAATTTGAAGCATGGGCGTTGGCACAAACAGAGGCATTGAACGTTGTACTAGAAGACGAAAACATTACCAAATCTGAATACCACGACCCCTTCAAAAAATAGATTGACTCTTTAAACAGTTTCTGTATATAATACAGATATAGTGATACACACTAGGCAACAAAGGAGGCTAACATTATGGCAACACTAGCAGAAATAAGAGCCAAATTGCAGGCTCAGACATCGAAACCTTCAGGCGAAGGCGGTGGCGACAATGCAATATATCCACACTGGAACATTCCAGAAAATTCAGAAGCAGTGCTTAGATTTTTACCCGATAAAGATCAAAACAACACATTCTTTTGGACTGAAAGAGCAATGATTAAATTACCATTCAATTCAGTCAAAGGTGATGCTTCATCTGGACCAGTACAAGTACAAGTTCCTTGTATGGAAATGTACAACGAAGCATGTCCTATACTTGCAGAAGTAAGACAATGGTTTAAAGACAAATCATTAGAAGACTTAGGTAGAAAGTATTGGAAGAAACGTTCTTATGTGTTTCAAGGATTTGTAGTAACTTCACCATTACAAGAAGATGCAACTCCAACCAATCCAATAAGACGTTTTATTATTGGTCCACAAATCTTTAATATCATTAAAAGTGCATTAATGGATCCAGAAATGGAAGATCTGCCAACTGACTTCACAAGAGGTGTTGACTTTAGAATCAACAAAACTACCAAAGGTGGTTATGCTGATTATTCAACATCAAAGTGGTCAAGAAAGACTTCTCCATTGACAGCAGAACAACAGGGTATCATTGATACTCATGGTTTGCATAACTTAGGCGATTATCTTCCAAAGAAACCAACTGAGGTAGAGATCAAAGTTATGGAAGAAATGTTCAGAGCATCAGTGGATGGTGAGCCTTATGATGCTGACAAATACAGTCAGTATTTCCGTCCAGGTGGATTCAAAGCGCCTGCAACAGGCAGTGGCACAGTAGCATTAGAAACTCCTGTGGTTGCTCCAGCAACTCCATCACAACCACAACCAGTTGTAGCAGAGTCGACTCCACAACCAACTGAGCCGGCCCCTCAACCAGCACCAGCAGAATCAGGTGCATCTTCAAAAGCAGAAGACATACTTGCAATGATCCGTGCAAGACAAAAAAACTAATATATCTTGGGGGGAGCAATCCCCCCTATTGACACAATTTTAATTTGAACATATAATAAGGATGAGGTAGAAAAATTATGGTTAAACCGTTTGATGTAACAAAATTTAGAAAGAGCGTAACAAAATCAATTGAAGGATTAGGTGTAGGATTTAATGATCCAACAGATTGGGTGTCTACAGGCAATCATGCACTAAACTATTTGATATCTGGTGATTTTTACAAAGGAATTCCGCTTGGTAAAGTAACAGTGTTTGCAGGCGAGTCAGGATCTGGCAAGTCTTACATTTGCTCAGGCAATATTATTCGAGAAGCACAAAAACAAGGCATATTTGTAATACTGATTGATTCAGAAAATGCACTAGATGAAGCATGGCTCAAAGCGTTAGGTGTTGAAACCACAGAAGACAAACTTTTAAGACTAGGTATGAGCATGGTAGATGATGTTGCAAAAACAATATCTAATTTTATTAAAGAATACAAAACAGATTATGGCGACAAAGATCCCGCAGATAGACCCAAAGTATTATTTGTACTGGATTCACTAGGTATGATGATGACTCCTACTGATGTAGATCAGTTTAATAAAGGAGACATGAAGGGTGATTTAGGTAGAAAGCCTAAGGCTCTTACATCACTTGTAAGAAACTGTGTAAACATGTTTGGTTCATACAACGTTGGCATGGTATGTACTAACCACACATATGCATCACAAGACATGTTTAATCCAGATGATAAAATATCAGGTGGACAAGGATTTGTATATGCATCAAGTATTGTGGTTGCAATGAAAAAATTAAAACTCAAAGAAGATGAATCCGGTAATAAAATTACAGAAGTGCGTGGTATAAGATCTGCATGTAAAGTGATGAAAACAAGATTTGCTAAACCTTTCGAAGGAGTACAATTAAAAATTCCATACGACACGGGGTTAGATCCATATTCTGGACTGTTAGATCTTTTTGAGAAAAAAGGCCTAATCACACAGCAAGGCAACCGTTTGAAATACATAACAGTAGATGGAAAAGAATTACTTGATTACAGAAAAGCCTGGGGCAAAGACAATTTAGAAATTGTCATGCAAGAGGTAAGTAACCAAGTTATAAAGGAGCCAGTCGAAAATACTGTTATTGACGAAGAAAATGGAGAATCAGATGCTAATTGATGTTTGGAGTCTTGTAAAGGCATACGTGCCTTCGAAGGATAAAGGCATCGTTGCCAATAAATTTGTAGATATTATTTCAGATAATGGTGTTGATGAAGAAGAATTGCGTGAACTAATGGGACATGATGACGAATTAGATGAAGCAATAAAACTGATGATCGACGAAGAAGAATATGAAGATTAATGAACTGGTTCTCTTTAGTATCACAAGACTATTCTAAAATCCCCGACGCTATCCAGCATTTCGAGAATGAACTAACGAACGCATCTCAAGAAGTTAAATTGCATGGCAATATTGAAAAACAGTCAGCATCAATGCCCGGAGTTGTAGAAGAACGTTTCAGACAGTTGCAGGAAGTTGAAGGCATACTGAAACATTTGGAAATACAACATCGTAGACTGAGAACTAAACACTATAAAAAATATTTAGAAAACTACCAACGTGCTTTGACATCACGTGATGCTGAAAAATATGCAGAAGGCGAAGATGAAGTATGTGACTTTGAAGCCATCGTCAACGAATGGGCACTGCTGAGAAACAAATGGTTGGGTGTGATCAAAGCACTTGATCAAAAACAATGGCATCTCACAAACATTGTTAAACTAAGAGTCGCTGGCATGGAAGATGCCAACCTATAAGATTATCACATAATTCCTATGTAAATTTTAGTTGTGTTTTTTTTGCACGACTGTCATAGTTTTTTAACACTGTATTTTATCAATTTACTAGTATAAATTAATACTGAAGATGACAACAGTCAATAGGGGACACATGGAAACACTAAACTACATAACAAGACTTTTTTTTAATCTAAGCAAAATGATGCAATTAGGTCAAGCAAAAAATACCAAAAAAGCATTTAAATTTATAGGTTAATGGAAGGAATACAATGGCAGAGCAATTTAAGAAATTTGGTCGTATGTTTAGCAATCTGTTCAATGTGTCTGATAAGGGCATCGAACACTTTTGCAGAACCGAATATGGGACTGACTGGTTTTGGGCGTATAGCGAACTTAAAAAACGAGGAAAACTCCCTCGTCAA